CTTCGTGGATTTGCAGAAGATAAAAATAAAGGCACTAATAATCTTAGCATTAGTTCTGTTGCAGAATTTAATGATGAATCTAATGTTGTAGATTTTTTAGAGTATCTAAAAAAGAAACGAGATAAGGAGTTAAACTAGTGGCAACACATTTAGTTATGGGTGACCCTCATTGCACACCCAAAGCAAGCAATGATAGATTCTTATGGGCAGGTAGATTAGCTGCAGATTTTAAAGTTACACATGTTATATGTATGGGTGATTTTTGTAGCATGGATTCTTTATCTACATATGATAGAGCAAAAAAATCATTTGAAGGTAGAAGATATCAAAAAGATATGGATCATTCCCATGCAGCATTATCTTTATTTAATAAAGGATTAGGTAGCCATAAACCTAAAAAGATTATGTTACATGGTAATCATGAGGATCGTATTGATAGATTTGTAGATGAAAATCCAGAGTTAGATGGTACATTAAAAATTAGTGATCTACAATTTAAAAAATATGGTTGGCAAGAAGTTCCTTATAAGCAAATGAAAGTAGTTGATGGTATATACTACGCACATCATTTTCCCTCTGGTATTATGGGATCGGCTATATCTGGAGAAAATATTGGTCGTACCCTATTGACAAAACACAAAGTTTCTGCTACAGTAGGTCATAGTCATTTGTTAGATTATGCTATATCTACATTACCAAATGGTAATAAGATACATGGTTTATCTGCTGGTTGCTATTTAAATCATCCAGAACATTTTGCTAGAGATACTCAGCATATGTGGTGGAGTGGTTTGGTAATTAAAAGAGAAGTTAAGAATGGTAATTATAATATAGAAACAATTGATATTAAAACTATTAGGAGAGAATATGGTAAAAAATAAAAGAACATATAAGTTTGCAAAAGATCATAGCCATGATATGTCATATGAAAATGAAATTACATATGATAATGTAAATGCACCTGCACATTATTTACATGGTAGAAAAGAAACTATAGATGTTATTACAGACTGTATGACTAATGATGAGTTTCATGGGTATCTTAAAGGTAATATCTTGAAGTATGTTTCTCGGTATAAGTTTAAAGGAGAACCGTTAGAAGATTTACAGAAAGCACACTGGTATTTAAACAGACTAATAAAGGAGGTCAGCAATGGGGCAAGTTAAACAAGCAGTACTAGAAGTAGAAGACTTTGTTTCTGCATGCGTTAGAGATGGTAGAACTCTTAACCAAACTATAAGAGATGCTAGAGAATCTAAAGCTGCAAAACATAATCCATATCTTGATGATGAGGATATGATAGAAAATAAATACTACCAATTTAAAGGAGCATGGTAATGGATATAAGAGAAGCAATGATAAAGGCGTTAAGAAAAAAATATGAAGCAGTAATAGAAGAGGCTAAAGCTACTGCTGAAGTCTACTTACATAGACCTGTAGGTATAGGAGAACACCCACAGTTTATAGAAGAGTTAGATAAATTAATTAATACTATAGCTGAAGCAGAAGATAAATTAACAGTAATACGTAATCGTTTTGACGAAGACATACCATTTTAATAGGAGGATACATGTCAGATGAAAAGCCAAAAGTACAGCAACCAACAGCAACACCAAGAACATATCTTGTAAGTTCAGAACAGCTAATGGATATTATGAGATACTTAATGACTAGACCATATGGAGAAGTAGTTAAACTTATGAACTCGTTATCTGCTCTTACACCATATGACCCAGTTAGGGGGAAAGATGACGGAAAAAAATAATCTAGATAAATACACTGGTATATTGTTTGAGTTAAAGATAGGTTTAAATAAAGACAATGCTATTGTAGTAGACTATGGTGGTAAACCTGTAGGTAAAGTTAGAGAAGCGTTAAAAGGTTTTCCGTATCAAGCTAATCTGTGTGCAGCAATAATTAATCATGCTAACTCAATGGGGAAGAAGATACAAGATGACATTAAACAAATTATACAAAAAATATAAAGTTTATTTAGTGCAAAAAAAAAGACACCCAGAGTAGATTCTCTGTGTGTCTTGTTGTTGCTCGCTGGGGGGAGTCTTTATGGCTCCCCTTTTTTATTGTAAATTATTCATTTGTTGATTTAAAGGTTTAGCTTTAGGTATCAACATATTTTCTGTTTCTATAATTGGTTTAATTCTATCTGTATATACACTAGATAAAAAATTTACATAATCTTTTCTTTCTGCGTAAGGGCTCATGCCCTTAAACATTTCTTCTACTTTATCAGTAGACTTTATAACATTTTGATATCTATCATCTGTGGTGATAAGACTTATAAAAGATCTTATACTACTTTTATCATCTGGAAAACTTCTAAGTTTAGCACCACCAGTTGTTTCTAAAAATTCTTGATCACCAGTTGCATGCATACCAAAATAATTATTTGCTTTCATTGCAGTAGGTGCACCTTTAAACTGAAAGTTACCCGTTTCTGCAGCAGCTACAGTAGCTATAAAAGAGGTTGGTATTTTTCTTTCAATAGCATCTTCAGGATATTCCTGACGCACTTCTTCTACTGCTTTCATAAAGTCCTTTGTGTTTTTTATATCAGCCATAATTATATTTGTAAATAAAAATACACTAACAATTCCAAGCCCTAAGTGCTTTATTAATTCTTGAATTTGGGTCATTAGCAGTTTTAGCAGATGTAAGTTTTTTCTTCATGCCTTTCATCCTTGCACAAAAACTAGCACGCCTTTTGTTACCAACTTTTTTGCTAGGTCTTTTTAGATTAGCACCAGTAGTTCTTTTAAAATACTTTCTACCTGCTTCATTTAATCCCCCAGAGGGGTTTTGATATTTTTTTGCTACCATTATTTTTTCTTAGCTGTCATAGCTGCTCTTCTGAAATTTGCAGCGGTAGGTGCACCTTTGTCACCTTTCTTTTTCATTTTACCACCACGCTTTCTTTTAGCATGTATGTTAGCGTATAGTCCTTTTCTCATTATACTTTCTTAGCTAGTTTTTTGTTCATTTTTCTTTGAACTGCTTCTGGTAATTTAGAAAAACCTTTATGTTTTTTAGCAACATTTTTTTTCTTCATACCATTTTTATTTTTCATTTTACCATACATCATTATTTATATCTCCTATATTTAGCTGTTTTTTTTGCAATCCCTTTCGGTTGCTTCACAAACTGTTTGCCCTTTTTTGTTCCTTGCCGTTTTGCTCTTGTCGTTGCCGCATACTCCGCAGATGATAGACTCTTGATAGCCTTCTCTGGTAAATATCTTTCCCCAGTCTCCGAAGACTTCTTCCCAGACTTGGTTCTCCATTTCTGTTTTCCCCATGCTTTTAGACTCCTTTGACTCTTTGCTAGTGCCATTATGTTTTCCTCCCCCTTCTAATAGCTTCTTTACCTTTTCTAAATATAGATGCTACCTGAGTTTTACACATAACTTTAGCACGCTGTTCACCTACAGTTAGTATTTGTATTTTTCTTGCGAAGGGTTTATTTACTTTTTTAACTTTTGCAACAGTATTTCTAGCATCTGTTGGTGTTGCAAATTTTATTGGTACTGTATCTTTTGGATTCTCATCAGTATATAATCTACGACCAGATCCTTTTGGTTTTTTACCTGTACCTACTTTAGGATCTCTTTTTTTTGCCATAAGATTTCATTTCTTTAATATGCTTTTCAATAACTTTACTCTGCTTCTTATGTAAAGCAGATGCTTTCTTTAATGCTTTAGCAACTTTTTTAATTTTCTTAACCATGTTTGTACTTTTCTCTCCAATAGTTTTTTCTTTCTAATAATCTAGTTCTTCTTTCTAGATCATCTATACCTAATAACTTTTTAATTAAAGATATCATTACTTATATCCTCCACCTGCAGCCTTGTATCTTTTAGCTAACATCTGAGCTTTTCTTGCTGACCATTGACCAGGTTTACCACCCTTTGATCCAGCCATGATAGAGTTAAACATTCTCTTTCTCATACCAGGTTTAGTATAGTTGCCTGCTTTATTTACTGTGCTTTTTTTCTTCGCCATCTTTTATCTCCTTGTAATCGTAATCATAACTGCCTTCTTCATTCTCATCAGTTATCCATTTTGATGTATCTTCCACAGACCATATTCTAGTATTAACTAATCTATGTATGAGAGG